CTGGAGAAACATTTGGTGTAGGTACAACTGATGCTTGGTTGTTTAACTATGCTGTTGGTGTCGGATCTACACAAGTTCCTAATGGAGTTCGTTTTGCTGCAAGTGCAATACAATTTACAGATGATACAATCAATACTCCAAATATAAATGTTTCTGATACTTCAATACTTGATGGAGTAAAAATTGCATCAGGTATCATCACTGCATCATCTGGTATTGTTACTTATTATGGGGATGGGTCAAAATTAACTGGTCTTAGTGCTCTTCCTACGTTACAATCAGTTTTAAATACTGGAAATACATCTACAATAGGGATGTCTATTGTTGGTGTAGTGACTGCAACATCCTTTATTGGTGACGGTAGTGGATTAACCGGTATTTCTTCAGTATCTTTTGCTACAACTTCATTTGGTCTTTCGGGAACTCCTAATCTTAATGTTGGTGTAGTGACTGCAACATCCTTTATTGGTGACGGTAGTGGTCTTACTGGTATTTCTTCAGTATCTTTTGCTACAACTTCATTTGGTCTTTCGGGAACTCCTAATCTTAATGTTGGTGTAGTGACTGCAACATCCTTTATTGGTAATGGTAGTGGTCTTACTGGAGTTGGTGCTACAATTTTTAATGATACTACAACAAATCAAGAGTTCTTTCCATTATTTACAAATATCCAAACAGGAACAATCACTTCTACTGGAATATCAACATCAAAACTAACTTATAATCCTTCTACAGGGACTATTACAGTAATAGATATAAATTCCACTAGTGACGTAAATCTCAAAGAAAATATTCGCACAGTAGAGAATGCATTAGAAACCATAAATTCTCTTCGTGGTGTTTCTTTTGATTGGAAAGAAACTGGAAAGAGTTCTTATGGCGTTATTGCACAAGAATTGGAAGAAGTTCTACCACAACTTGTAAAACATGGCGAAGTTAAATCGGTGAATTATAATGGACTGATTAGTGTATTGATTGAAGCAGTGAAAGAATTAAAAGTAGAAGTAGAAGAACTTAAAAATCATAAATATACTTAGTAAATGCCTAGTATAAACGAAGATGGCTATTAGAATTAATAACGATACGATAATTGATAATAGTAAAAACATAAATGCGGGTGTTGGAACATTTACTAACTTAAATGTAACGCCAAATGCTCTTGTATTTAATCCTGTTGACGGCGCTACTAGTGTTGTTTTTAATCCAACTATATCTATTACATTTAGTCAATTAATACAAAAAGGATCTGGTAATATAACTCTTAGATCTGGTAGCGCAGGAGGAACTATACTTCAGACAATTGCCGTAAGTTCTGGAAGCGTTTCAATTTCTGGATCAACAGCAAATATTACTCCACCATCTCCTCTTCCACCAAGCACTGATGTTTATGTTGTGGTTGATGCAGGAGCATTTACTAGTATCAATTTCACTAGTCCTACTGGATTAATTAATACTTATAATTTTACCACTGGTTCTAGCACACTCAATTCCACAACTCCTTCTAATGGCGCTACAAACCAATTAATAACAACTAATATAACATTAAATTTTACTGGCCTAGCTCCAGTAAGAGGAACTGGAACTATTACCTTGAGAAGTGGTAGTGCATCTGGAACCATTCTAGAATCTTTTGATGCGGCTTCTAGTGGAAGAATAAGTGTTTCTGGAAATAACTGGATTTTAGATCCTACTAGTGATTTGCCTTATGACTCGTCAATATTTCTGGTAGTTCCTAATACTGCAATTGTAAATTTTGCTGGACTAAATGTCTCTGGTGGAACTACTTATAGTTTTACTACGGCCGCTCCTGCACTAGGTGCCTTTTATGAAGGTGGATATTTGATATGTAAGGCATCGCCAGTAAGATGGATTGTATCTCCCTTTAGTGCTGAAGTCTCAAGAAGTTGGTATCTCAGAACAGACGCAAACACAAGAGCACAACAAGTTTCTGGATGTGCAGGATGGTTTGTGCCAACAGCATCGCAACTTCAAAATCCTGGATTCATCTGTAGATCTTTCTGGGGTCCGTCACCTTGTTATAACGTAACTGCTCACGGTCCTTGGTCTGATACGCAGTCTAATTCAAATCATGGATGTGCTATCAATTTTATCAATGGCGCATTAATTGTTGGTGGATCTAAGAATAATACGAGAACGGTGCGTGCCTTTAGGTGCGTGACTTACTAAACTTTGCATTTCAATGCACATATTTTATATCTATACTGGATGAAAACTACTAGATTTGCTATGTTTGGTTAAATGGGTCTTTATATTTTTTAAAATAGATGAGGACTTTACAAACAATCTAAATATGATATAATAAAAATGAATTTGCAAAACTATTATGAATTTGATGTCTATTTATTCTATTCCACTTTGGCAAAGTGAATATCCGGAGTTTGATGAATATAAAGAAATATTCCTCAATGCCGTAAGAACTTATAAGGAAGAAAACACTTCAGTACAAAAGTCAAATATCACAGGATATCGTTCTCCAGAAACGCTTCAACATGTTTCAGAATTGCGTCCACTTTTTGAATACATCTGTCAGATGGGATTTAAGGCTGTTGCAGACTTAGAATTTATCGATTGTGATATTGCACTTACATCTGCCTGGTTAAATATTAATGATACTCGTCAATGCATGAATTCTGAGCATATTCATGGAGATGTATTCTCTGGGGTATTTTATCTTCAAGCACCTGAAGAAAGTGGAAAATTAGTGGTACAAAATCCAGCAATTAACAAGATGTGGAATGGTTGCTCTTTGACTTCGCAAAAGAACCAATTTACTGGAGAAAGTATTCGTATTGAACCCACAGAAGGAGATATTATTCTCTTTCCTTCTTATCTTCCTCATTCAGTAGAAACCAATAATCACGACGAAGAAAGAATTTCAATTTCTTTTAATCTCATTGCACTTCCAAAAGGTAGTATTGAATATTCTCAAAGTGGAACATAATATTTTTATAGGAACTCCGTGTTTTGAATATAAAGTCAATGCAAATTATGTAAAGTCACTTATAGAGTTTTCTAAAAACAATATTAATTTTGAAACATTTTTTCTTCACGATAGTTTGATTACTCGCGCAAGAAATGAGTTAATTACTCGATTTTATGAGAACTCACAAAACTTTACACATTTATTATGGTTAGATGCAGATGTATCCATCACTGCAAGCGGCCTTCAAAATCTACTAGATGAAAATGTAAATGTGATTGCAGCTCCAGTTCCAATTAAAGATTTAAATCCTGGAGCACATCAATCGGTGAGGAAATCTTATGAAGAAGTAAGGCCTTATGTCTATAAGGCAGAAGCAGCAGCAACTGGTTGTCTTCTGATGAGTAAAAAATCAGTTATTGATTTGATAGAAAGTTCAAAATATTATTTTATTAATGATCATAGCGAAAGAAAAATATATAATGTATTTGAAAGTGGCATTAAGGATCGACAATTGATGAGTGAGGACTGGGATATTTGTTATAAGTTAAGAGAATTAGGATATGAAATTTATGTGAATAGTTCCTTTCCAGTGTCTCACTTTGGAATTTATAATTACTCCAGAGGTCCAATGTTAAATAAAGGATTTTCAAAAAAACCATTTAGTTATTCATAAAATGAAAATTCATCAAATACTCATAAATGATACTAATAAGTTACCTGATAAATTTCCAAAGTTTCATAATGTTTGCGTAAATCAAATTAAAAAGTTATATCAAAATGAAGAATATCATTTATATTCTGGAGAAGAACTAGAAGAAATTATAAAATCTAATTTTCATGTCGATGTATTTGCTGCATATAATAAATTAAAACCTTATGCTTATAAAGCAGATCTTGCAAGATATTGTTTATTATATCTTTATGGTGGTCTTTATATCGACTTAAATGTGTATTTTATTAATACTATTCCCGACTTAGATGAGTTAGATTTTTTTGCATTTAGAGATAGGTCTAAAGCATCTATGCAATGTTGGGCTGTGCAAAATTGTATTATGTTTTCACATAAAAGTTCAAATGTAACTAAAGGTGCAATTGATTTAATCGTAAAAAATTGCAAAGAAGAATATTATGGAATACAACCTATTGATGTGAGTGGTCCAACTATTCTGGGAATGTCTATAGTAAATTCTTTGCCGAATTTAAAAATTTCAACTCGCGGACAACAAGATTTTATTTTAAAAAATAATCTTAATATTGAAATAATAGAAAAATTAAATAAAAATGGTTATAATAATATGGATATATTGGAAGGATATATAATTGATGATAATGATAAACTGGTTGCCATAAGAAAACCTTCATCTGATGGTGATATTGAAAAATTGAGATTTAAAGGAACAAATAATTTTGTAAAAATGTGGAGAGATAGACAAATTTACAATAAGAAATTTAAATTTACAGATAAAAAATTAATATCATTAAATTATCAATGAAATCTTATTATTTTATTTCTGGACTTCCAAGATCTGGTTCCACATTACTTTCTTCTATTCTTCGACAAAATCCAGAGTTTTATGCAGATATTGCATCACCAGTAGAAGCACTTACCGAGTCTGCAATTGATATAGTCACAAGCACAGGAAGTAATCTAACAGTTACAGAAGAACAAAGAAAAAATTTAATGTATGGAATTTTTGAAGGTTACTATACGCATATAGAGAATTCAGTAGTTTTTGATAGTTCGAGGAGTTGGACAAAAAAAACTAATTTTCTCAAGGCACTTTTTCCTTATACTAAAATTTTATGTCCCGTAAGAGACATCGTTTCAATTTTAAATTCATTTGAAGTCATTTCATCAAAAAATCCATTTTATACCAATACACTCACGAAGCATATTGACAATGTATTTGTGAGATGTAATAATATGATGAATAAGAATGACGGAATTGTTGCGGGCCCTTGGATTTTTCTTCAAGAAGGTTATGCACTCAATCCAGAGATGATTCACTTTATTGAATATGAAAATTTGTGTAAAGATCCAGAAAAGACAATGAAAGGTATCTATGAGTTTCTAGAAAAACCTTATTACTCTCATGATTTTCAAAACCTTGAATATTCTAACGAAAACTTCGATAAAGCATATAATCTTAAAAATTTACATACCGTTAAAAGAAAAGTAGAATACAAACCACCAAGATGTATTCTTCCTCCAGAAATCGTTCAGAAGTATGTGGAAATGAATATGGAGTTCTGGAAAAAAAGTTATAAAACTAACTCAAATATTATTGAAAAGTTGGATAAGAAGTTTATCGAGTATGAATAAACATAATTTATATAAAACTTTTAATTGAGATGTGATTTTAAATAATTAAAATCAATAAAATAGGATTTGCAATCAAAAGTTAAAAAAACATATCCACAATATCATATTAAAGTAATGAGAATTCTAACAATACCAATATTAATGCATGACAGTTCAATTACTGAATTTTATGATGGTGAAATAATTTCTTACAAAATGGAAGAAAGATTTTCTAGAAAAAAACATGACTTTTGTTATGAAGAAATATTAAATTCAATATCCAAAAATAAAAAATATATATTCGATTATGTAATCATAATTAAGCATACGATAGAAGAATATATTTATCCAATTAAAAGTGTATTAAAATTATTAGAAAAAATACCACATAAACAAATTTTAATATGCGATGAAGAACATCATCTTTATCATGCATATTGTGGATTTTATAATTCAAATTTTGATGATGCACTTTGTTTTTCCATAGATGGTGTTGGTGCATTATTGCGTGATAATAATTTGGAATTAGAAAGTGTATACTATTTAAATAGAAAAAACGAAGTAAAAGAAATTTTTAAAAGGACTAGAAAATTTCAAATGTGTTCTGAAGATAATAATATTCTTGATCATTATAAAAGAATAAATTATGAGGATCAAACTGTTGGTGAAAAGTTTGCCTTATATTCATACAAAATAAATTATAACATTCTTGACGGACCAGGAAAAGTAATGGGTCTTGCTCAGTATAAAAATAATAAACATAAACTACAATATCCATACGACACAAATGAATGGAAAGAAAGAGTAAATGGTGCTCATGATATACAACAAGAAACACAAAATCATGTGTTAAATCTTATAAAAAAATATACAGAAAAAACTAATATTAAAAATGTTGTGATCTCTGGTGGTTATGGGTTGAATTGTGTCGCAAATTATTATTATCTCAAAAACCTTAAGAACATCAACTTTTACATAGATCCAGTTTGTTTCGATGCAGGTATTAGTATTGGCGTCGCATATTATCATTATTTACAATCTTCTCAAAACTTATTTCCAATACAACCACTTCAAAATGTTTACATAGGACATCAAGAAACTTCTTATGACTTAAAAGGTTTACAAACACAAAAAGTATCTCATGAGGACATAGTAAACCTTCTCCTTCAAAAAAATATTATTGCACTGTTCCAAGGAAGAAGCGAAGCGGGTCAAAGAGCACTTGGCAATCGTTCTTTACTTTTTGATCCAAGAATTCCTGATGGGAAGGATTTGGTTAATAAAATTAAAAAAAGAGAAAGCTTTCGTCCTTTTGCTGGAACTATTCTTCAAGAAGAAGCACATAAATGGTTTAATATGCTTTCATTGAAAGAAAGTCCTTATATGCAATATGCAATGGATGCTTATAAAAATACAATAGAGCAAGTTCCTGCGATTATTCACGCAGATAACACTTGCAGAATTCAAACGGTCACACTAGAGCAAAATCAACATTTTTATAATTTGATTTCCTGTTTCTTTGAGAAAACTGGAGTTCCTATGTTATTAAATACCAGTTTTAATCTTGGTGGAGAACCATTGGTTGAGACCCTCAAACATGCGATTCACACTCTTAAGAATAGCATGATAGAATACTTATATCTTCCAGAGATAGAAACATTAGTTACGATTAAAAATAAAAAACTAATGTATAAATAAAAGTTTAATCAGTATGGAAAAAATATTTATAATTTAAGTTATGGATTAAAGAATAAGATGAAAAATACAAAACTCGTAAAAATAGAACCTAATTTTATATCAGAAGAAGAATCAAAGGTATTATCAAATTGGACTTCATCTAATTATGATCAACCATACTTCATGAATCCGAAAATGAATAATGATAAAGTTCAAACAAGATTTACGACTCGTCATGCTCATCATAGAATAAGTGAGTATCAAGATTTTAAAGTTAAATATCCAAAAGAAGTCTATAATATTCAAAAAAGAATTTTTAAATATTTAAATTTAACTCTAAACGATATCATACCTTTTCCAGCATTTACTGATGGAATTGTAACAACTTTTGGATTTTCTCCTGGAAGTTGTATAAGTCATAAAGATCCAATTTATTATCAAAATACCTATACTTTACATTGCAATTTTTGCACTCAAACTCCAGAAAGTGGAGGAATAACTATACTTGAAGGTAAAGAATATCCATTTAAATATAGAGATATGATAATGTATGTTGCATCACATGTTGAGCATGAAGTTAGTGAATGTGTTGGAAATACTCCAAGAGTTTTATGGATATTTGGATTTTGTGTTTCTTTAGAACAAATGAATAATATTTTTAATATTAAATCTTTTACATATAGTTAAATATGAATAAATTAAAACTTATAGAAAATGTTGAATCTTATGATATTGCAAATTTATTATTAGATAATAAATTTATTTGCATATTTAATGGAAGATCCGAAGCTTCTCCAAGAGCATTGGGCAATAGGTCTTTAATATTTAATCCTACAATTTCATCAAATAAAGATGTAGTTAACGAAATAAAAGGAAGAGAAAAGTTTAGACCATTAGCTTGCTCTATTCTTTTAGATCACACTAAAAATTGGTTTTATATGAATGATATAGAAGAATCTCCTTTTATGACTTACTCGTTTAATGTTAAATCTGAAAAAGAACATCTCATTTCATCTGTCATACATGTTGATGGTACTTGCAGATTGCAGACAGTATCAAAAAAAAACAATTTTAACTATTATTCAATAATAGAGAATTTTTACAATTTATGTAATGTTCCACTAATTGGAAATACTTCATTTAATTTAGCAGGTGATCCAATAGTAGAAACCATTGAAGATGCGATAAAAACAATACATCTTTCAAAATTAAATTATTTGTATTTTCCTGAGTGTAAATTTCTTATAAAAAAAACATAATTATGATTATAGTATCTATTGCCATACAAAATCACAATGCATCAATATGCATTCTAGAAGATGAAAAAATTTTACTTTTATTGCAAGAAGAAAGAGTAAGTAGAATAAAAAATGATTCTTCACTTCCACTTAAAATGCTTAATTGCATACAAAATTACGCAAAAGTAATCGATTACTTATGTCTTACAAATATAAGAGAAGAAGAAAAAATATATATATGTGATTTTTTGAATATTAATAAGATAAAAGTACTCGATATTATTTTTGAAGGATCTGATAATCATCATTTATATCATGCATCTTCTGCTTTTTATGGTTCTGGATTTGAAGAATCTGCATGTCTTGTTATAGATGGTTGGGGAGGTGCATTTAATGACTCTAAAAATAATTTATCTTTTCTAGAGACAACATCAATATATTGTGCAAATTATCCAAATAATTTTACCACAATATATAAAAATTTGTGGTATTTGCCACATATTAACACTCCAGATCAATATATTATGTCTGACTTTGAGTCTCAATTTGATTATGATGTTAATTTAAATCATCATTTAGACCTAGGAGTCATGTATCGCACAGTAACTGATCATATTGGATATTCTGTGATAGGAGGTCAAGGAAAAACTATGGGATTATCTGCATATGGCAAATCAAATAAAAATATTCCAAATATTTTATGTGAAAATAGTATTTTATCTAATATGAATTTATTTCTTTCAAATAGATCTTTAAACATAAATTTATTTCCATATTTAAAAAATATGGATTTTCAAAAAAAAGCAGATTTGGCATATTCAATTCAACAAGCATTAGAAAAAATATTTTTAGAAAGAATTGATTATACAATAAAAAAAACAAATTGCAAAAATATTGTTTTTTCTGGTGGATGTGCATTGAATGTAGTTGGTAATTCGGAAATTAAAAAAAACTTTTCCAAAATAAACTTTTATGTAGATCCAATATCTAATGATGCATGTCAGTCTTTTGGTGCTGCAAAATTTTATTATCACCAGATTACAAATAGCAATAAAATTTCCAAATTAGAAAATTTATATCTTGGTGATGATTATAATATTGCAAAAAACAAAAATAAAATTAAATGTGCAGTGGATAAATACAATCTAATAAACTATAATTGATAATGACAATTAATCATAAAAAGAAACTTATATTCATTCATATACCAAAAAATGCAGGAACTTCTATTATTAAGACAATGGGAATTGAAAATCTTTATATGGATAAAACCATAGAGGAATATAAAGAACATTATAAAGATTATTGGAAATCTTATACAAAATTTACTGTAGTTCGTGATCCAGTGGATAGATTTATTTCTGCATATAAATTTGCAAGAATGAAAGAAAGTGGTTGGTTTTCTGCAACTGGAGAAGAAGGTTTAGAAAAACATCATCATTATGAAATGTGCAATTCGATGGATATTAATGAATATGTTTCTTACCTTTATAAAAATTTAAAAGAATTTAACAGATGGATAATGCCTCAAACATTTATTATTGAAAATAAAAATGGAGAAATAGAAATAGATTATTTTGTAAGATATGAGAATCTTTTAAATGACTTACAAAAAATTGGTATTGATAAAATTGAAAAATTAAATTCATCAAAAGTTAATGACGATCAAGTAATTCAACTTACAAAAAAATCTAAACATATGTTATATGAAATTTATGATATTGACTATCAAAACTTTTTTTATGTAAAAAATATATTCTATTATAATTAAACTGAGATAACTGGCAATATTCCAAGAATTTTGTGTGTCTATGTGTTTTGTATAATGAATAATATTTTTAATATTCTAAACTTTAACTATAAGTAAAACTTGAAATCATCTGAAAAAAAATCAAAATAAAATAAAATAAAATAAATACTTAAACAAAAAAAAAAATATTTGAGGTGAATTATGACTGAAAAACCTTTAAGAAGATTTGAACTTTGTGTAGAAAAAATTGAAACACTTGACGATGTAAAAAAGATTTTGGAGGCAATGCGTATAAGAATTGATACTGACAATCCTTATTATCAAGAAGTGGAGCATTACTTTTCAACTGAAGTGGTTCCAAAAGGTTATATTAAAGTATTAGAAAAAGTTGGATATGAACAAATCAATAAAATGACTTTAGGAGAAATTGAAAAAATAGGTCTTGAACTTTTAAATGAAATAGAATAGTATGAATCTAAGAAATTTGTTGTAGGTAGTTTTTATGATAAGAACTTATAATAATGTTTTAGATGAACATTTGATTAAAAATATTATGGATTACTTTAGATCTATACTGAGAGAAGGTGTGTGGGGATCAAATATTGGATGGGATCAAAATTTGGGTTTAATATCTTCTAATACACTTACACATATCATATCAAATAAGTTTTTAGAAAAAAAAATTAAAAGTAGTATAGAAAAAGCACTTAATGTTAATTTTGAAAAGGAAAAATTAACATTTGTTCCTTCAATTTATGTCTGGTGTGGTGGTTCTTACATAACATGGCACCAAGATAATTTTTACAATTATAATGGTACGATATATTTAAATGAAGAATGGGATAGTAATAATGGCGGAATATTCTTATATAAAGACAATCAAACAAAAGAAATCATAGGTATTGAACCATGCTATAATTCTATGGTTGTAAACTCTGCAATAGAAACAGATCCTCACAATTCACATTGCGTAACTTGTATTGTTCCAGGAACAATAAAAAAAAGAGTTACAATTCAGTGGAGAGCTAATAATACAGATAAAAAAAATAATATTAAATATCAATGAAAAAACCAATTGAAGTCTTTTTGAGACACTGTTATTACTCTAAATTACAAGAACTTCCAGACAGAACAAGACCTTCTTGGTTTAATAAAATTAAAGTATTCGAAAATTTTAAAAATACTTTAAATCCAGATCTCGTAAACTATACAATAATCTATGATGAGTTTTGTGGTGGTATAGATAAGACTTTTTTATCACGAGAAAAAGATATAGAGATTATTAACTGTGGAAGTGAGACCGATAGCTTTCTTCAAACACTTGATATTATTCAATCACGAAATTTTACTGATGATACGATTGTTTATTTTTTAGAAGATGATTATTTACATCGTCCAGGATGGTGTGAGATAATGCTAGAAGGTTTTTCAATTAATCCTGCATATGTCACTTTATATGACTTTGATTTTTTTATTGCAAAAGGATACTTATGTGAAATTTTTACAACATCAAGTTCTCATTGGAGAGCCGTTCCTGCAACAACCAATACTTTTGCTTGTAGATATGAAACGCTACTAGAAGATTTAGAAATACATAAAAAGTACTCAGATAAAAATATATGGATTCCTGAATTAATGAGTGAAAATCTTGTAGAAGATTCTGGTTATTATTTTTCAAAAGATTATGATAAGTTTTGGGAGCTTCAAAAACAAAATAAGTATTTGATTTCACCAATACCCGGTTGGAGCACTCATTGTGATGCAAATCATATAAGTCCCGTGATAGATTGGGAGAAAATTATGAATGACACTTATTTTCAAAAAGAAAAAAAACAAACTTCGAGTTTTAATTATAAATGACTACAATTATTTCATTAGATGGTGGAATTGGAAGAGTTATCGCTGCAATTCCTGCACTACTCAAATATCATAAGAATCATTCAGACGAAGAGTGGTATATCATGATTCTTGGATGGGACTTCGTGACTTGGGGATTTCCAGAATTGCAAGAAAGAACTTTTAATCCTGATGCTCGTGGATCTTTTGATTTATATTGGAAAGCAGATCGAGTAATTGCACCAGAACCTTATCGTCTTCCTGCATACTATCGCAATGAGATTTCATTGAGAGAAGCATTTGATGTTTGTATTAATGGTTCTACAGACCACAGTGACTTACCACCAATGCAATTGAATATTTCGGCAGCAGAAAAAAGAAAAGCATATGAAATCATAGAGCAATCAAAATCAATTCATAAGAAATCAAAAACTATTGTTATTCAACCTTATGGTTCCACAGCAACTCCGCATTCTTCTGGAATATTTGATGATAGTTTGAGATCAATTCCAAAACTGATGTTAGATTATTTCATCAATAATCTTTCAAAAAATTATAATATAATTTTTATGGGAGCAAAGGAATTTCATGATATAAGAACTTACAAACCAGATCCTGATCCAAACTTAAGAGAATGGGCTGCGATTATTGGTTCCTCTGATTATTTTATTGGTTGTGATTCCTGCGGTCAGCATATGTGCAGAGCACTCAATAAACCTGCGTCTGTAGTTATTGCAGGCACTCATCGTGTGAATGTAACCTATGATGGTTTTCATATTATTGAAAGAGATGTTGAGTTTTATCCTGACTCAATGAGAATATCAGGTTTTCAATCACATATGTCCTCTAGATTAAATGAACCAAGGATTGAATTTACTCAAGAAGAGATCGAAAGTTCATATAAAGAAATTATTGAAAAAATAGAAGGTAATAATAGGAGAGTAGAATTATCAAAACCAGTAGTCGTTAAAGGAGTGTCTTATGTTTAAATGGAAATCATTAAATGAGTTATATAATCAATAATGACAATAAATCACGAAAAAAAATTAATATTCATACATATACCAAAAACTGCAGGAACATCAGTACATGCATCTTTAGGTGTAAAAGAGACTTTACTTAACAATAAATTTGTAGGACATAAAAGTATATGCGATTATAAGAAACAATATAAAAATTATTGGAACATTTATTTGAAATTTACTGTAGTTAGAGATCCAATAGATAGATTTATTTCTGCATATAAGTTTATGAAAATGGAAGAAAATTTTTGGCATTCGCCAAACAATCCAAATAAGTATCCAATTCATGAACATTATAAAATATGCAATTCTTTAGATATTAATCAATACATTTCATACTTATCTAAAACGACAAAAAATCATTCTATGCTTACTGTACCTCAAATATTTTTTATTATGGATAAATATGAAAAAATCGAAATTGATTATATTGCAAAATATGAAAATTTAAATAATGACTTAAAAAAAATTGGAATTGACTTGGTTGATAGATTAAATATATCTACTATAAAAGATAAAAGTTCTATACAATTAACAAAAAAATCAAAAAAAATGTTATATGACATTTATGATATGGATTATCAGTACTTTTCTTATATCAAGGATGTTAAAAATATATTTTCTTACGATTAAAAAAATCAAATGTAAAAAAGTAGAATCATCAAAACTGAAAAATCCAAAGGTATCTTATGCGAATGATAGTTACAATTCCAATTTCTGTAGGAGAACTCTTAGATAAGATTTCAATACTTTCTATTAAATCTCAACACACAAAAAATGAATATGTGATAAAAGAGCTTCAAGATCTTATTGAAATTGCAAAAGAACATCAGGTTTATGATGCTCACTATGTTTCACAATTACTTACAATTAATCGTAAACTTTGGAAAATTGAAGATGACTTAAGAGTTTTTGAAAAATCAAAAATATTTAATCAAGAATTTATAGAACTTGCACGAAGTGTATATATTACTAATGATAAAAGGGCACTCATCAAAAAAGAAATTAATGAGAAGTATAAATCTTATTATAATGAGGTGAAAATTTACTAAATATTTGCAAAGGGTCTACAAAATTTACATGTCCTACACAGATATTTTTGCAACCGAGTCAAGGGGATTATATAGTCCTCCAAATGGAAATCATCCACAGTTGCTTCCTGATTTGTGGAGAGAAAGTTTTCCTGATGGCCCTATAAGAACTGATTTACCAGATCTCTCTAATGAGGAACTGAATGCTCTTGGTTGGAAAGGACCAATTACAATGCCTCCTCTTGAAGGAACGAGTTATTTTACCCATTATTATGAATGGAATAAAGAAACACGAGAGTATGATGCATTTGAATTTGATGAGTTTGAGAAGAGACTTAAAGTTCAATATCAAACTTTTTGGGATTTGCTACTAGATACTAATGCTTATACGAAAATTAAATTAATTGCTTCACAATCACTAGCAGCAAATACTCTTGCTACTGAGTTCATTGCTCTCATTAATGATGCAAAAAGAGGTGAAGCAAATATAAAAAAAATTCAACAAGTTCTTTCAGAAATTATACTAAATATACCTTTTACTGAAGAAGAGTTCGTAGAAATACAAGAAATATTCACCAAAAGTGGAATGTTTGCAATTTACACATTAACATAATATCATGACTTATGAAATTATAGATAATTTTCTTGAGAAAGAAGATTTTGATTTTATTATATCTACATTTTTTCCAAGTGACTTAAATAATCCAAATAATTTTGCTTGGAATTATCAAAAAGGAATCGTAAGAGATCCAGAATTCGGACCAACAGGATATGAAGAAAATGACTGGATTTATGTACATTCATTATACTCCAGTGATAATGGACTTAAGTTTGATAGACATTATTCTATAGTCAAACCAATTTTAAATAAACTCAAAATAAAAAAACTTTTTGATATTCGTGCAAATCTTTTAGTTCCTACAAAAGATCATATTTATCATGAGTTTCATATTGATCGAAAAGTGCTTCATAAAGTTGCCTTATTTTATGTAACATCTTGTAATGGTTTTACTGTGCTTAAGGATACTGCTGAAGTACAATGTTTGGAAAACAATATGTTACTCTTTGATGGAAATATAGAGCATCATTCAGTAACTTCAACTGACTATCCTCGATGCGTGATTAACATTAATTATCTATAAATTGGAGAATATTTTATGACTTTTAATCCACAAAAACTTAAATATAACTTTAAGGAATTTATTGGAATTTATGAAAATGCATTTACATTAAATGAGTGTGAAGATACTGTAAAGTTATTTGAAACTTATCACAAAGCAGGTTTTACCTATGATAGATTTGAAGGGACACTTAATCATAAAGATGATATTTCAGCAACCATTGGACCAAATGTAGAGCTTGATTGGAATATTGAATTTATCAATTCATTTCATGATAGATTTTACAATTACATTTATCCATTATATAATATTCAATATCCTGTATTGCAAACTTTACAAAAACATAGATCAAAAATTATTAAAATACAAAAAACATATCCAACGAAAGGTTATCATGTTTGGCATTGTGAGCATGATGCAACTTTATCGGGTAAAGAAAGAATTTTATCTTGGATTCTATATTTAAATAATGTAGAAGAAGGTGGAGAGACAGAATTTTTATACCAATCATTAAGATTTAAACCAAAAGCAGGAACTTTTATTCTTTTTCCCGCACACTTTACACATACGCATAGAGGAAATCCACCACTATCTGGAGTTAAATATATCGCAACCGGATGGATCGAATTTTTAAATACGACAGAACCTCAAGGAGCATCTATAATTCCAAATTTAAATCAAATAAAAAATAGCAACTTAGATTATGCATAAAATTATAGATAATGTTCTTCCAAAAGAAGAATTTGAAAATATCAAAAACTTTATGTTAAATCCACATTTTCCGTGGAATTTAACAACTGTTGTGTCTAATAAAAAAGAAAATTTACCGATATCAGCATCTTATTATTTTACTCATGAGTTTTGGTCTGGTTTTCATACAGAGCCAGAGGCACAAGTATTTGCACCAATTCTTAATCAAATTGAGTGTCGTGCAGTGATGAGAATTAAAGGAAACTTATATCCTTCGACAGAAACTATAGTTCATCATATTGATCATGTGGATTATGAGTTTCCTCATCGTGGTGCAATTTTTTATTTAAATACCAATAATGGTCTCACAGTAGTTGATGGAAAAGAAGTAGAATCTGTAGAAAATCGTTTATTACTTTTTGATCCAACAGTTCCTCATCATAGTACAACTTGCACCAATGATAAGTGTAGAGTGAATGTAAATTTTAACTTCTTTTGATCACTAAATAGAAAAAAGGAAGTTCCTAATTTAATAAATGGACATTTTTGAAATAGAATCAAGAGGAATGTACATCACTCCAAATGGTAATGCCGGATACTTCAATAAGTCAACTGATCGCTGTGTTCGTGCCTTCAGGTGTGTTACCTATTGAACCTTGTGCTTTGTTACTTGTATTTTGTTATGCGTTGAAATCATAAATACCTAAAAAACCAATGGCAGCAGTCATAGCAGAAAACTTTACAATTCAGCAAGGTGAGGATTTCACCAGAAATTTTGTTCTTAAAAATCCAGATCAATCTCTTGTAGGAATTTCTTCTTATACTGCATCAGGTTATCTTGCAAAGTATGCTGGTGATACGACGATTTATGCTTTTACTGTTGGTATCACAACAAGTAGCAGCACAATTACAATCTCAATGGCAAGCACTGTGACTGCTACACTTGATGCTGGTAGATATTATTATAATGTCTTTACTGTTGATGGTGATTCTCAAAAGAAAAAACAAAGAGAAGGTAATGTACTTGTCAATGCTTCTGTTTTGAGTTAAAATAAATATCTAAACAGTAATCAAGATTATATAAGTGGCACTTAAGAAACCATCTGATTTTTTTGGCAAAAATTCAAATGATAAGAAAGAAACAATAGTATCTCAGGACCAAACAATTCCTGAAAGTATTAATGCGTATAAAGATAATTTAAAAAATATTCAAACACTTAATGAGTTTACTGAGAATTTTGGTTCTTTTGCGGATAACATTGCCAAAATTAATACTTTAGAGCAATCTATTCTTGAAATAAAAGAAGAGATCAAGAATACACTCACACAACAAGATCTGGACAGTGCAATCATGTCCAATCTTTTAGTACTAGAAAAAAATATCAATCATATTCAGAATAATCTTGAAGGAATTAATCAACAAAATCTTCAAGAAATTTATAGTGAAGTAGAAAATGTCGTTTTTCTCGTTGAAAATTTTGCAGAGGAACTTCCTACTTATAAAAATCTTATTAAGTCCAATGAAGTTTCTTTAGATAAGAAACTAATTTCTTATCAACAAAAAGTTCAAGAAAAGTTAGAACAATTTGATGAATCTATTGACGATAAATTTTCAATCATTGTAGAAAATTTAGAAGGAATTAATGAAGAGGCTCTTTCAGATATTGCTTCTCAAGTTAATGAAATCGATAATACGGTCAACGATAGTATTTCAAAATATAAAAATCAGGTTTTAGAAAAAACTATTCAGATTGATGAAAAGTTTTCTTCTTTTCAAAAAGATATTCTTAGCAATTTAAATGCAAATCATCAGGATTTAGAAAATCAAGTTTTAGAAGTTCAGAAATCAGTAAAAGAATTTATAGATGTTGAAATTCCAAAGTATCAAAATCTTCTTACTGATGTAAAGATTAATAATGATAAAAAGATAGAAGAACTTGCAAATAACTTTTCTCATAAGATCAAATCACTTGTAGAAAATGCACAGCAGTTAAATGATGAAGTAGAAAATAGAGCTAAATCTCTTGATCAATCATTCACAAATCAAATTGAAAAATTAGAAGAACATATTCTTAAAGTAAAAAAAGAGGCAGAAGATACAAGTTCTACATACAAAAAACTTTATAATGTAATTGAAGCAAAAGGTTTAAGAGATACAAATCAATTTGATGTTTTGGAGAACACTATTTCTTTTCTAGCAAATCAAATTGAAAATGCATATCAAAAGATAGAAAATACTAGAGAAAGTATTGAAGAACAGGAAAAAGAATATCAAGAGTTTTATCAAGAAGAATTAAAGAAAGTTCAAGAACAATTTTCAAAGAAATTAAATCTTCTTGAGAATGATATTGAAAGTAAGAACAAAAAGATAAAAGAAACTAATAAAACTCTTGTTGAAGATATAACTTTGCTTAAAGAAAAAGTACAATCTTTTCCTAAACTAGAAAAAAATTACGATAAGATTCAGAAAAAACTTTCTTTTATTGAAGAAGCATTTAATAAGGTAAGCGAAAAAACATTACTCAAAGAGAATGGATCTTTACTTACTGGAACAGAAAAAGAGAGGACGAAAGATCCTCTCACTCCATTAGATAAAAACTTTGTCACCTTTGGAGATCTTTCCAATCATTATCGCCAATTTATTAATAGAATTCAAATTCAACTTGCATCTATTGGTGGAGGTGGATCTGGTTTTATTAAAGATCTCGATGATGTTGATTTTGACCAAACAACAGGAAATGGAAAACTATTAATTTATAATCAATCCTTATCAAAGTGGGTTGGTATTGCCAGCACTTCATTTGGTAGTGGTGGTGGTGCAGTTGGAGCTGCTGAAACATGGTCAGTAGATGCAGTAGGAATTCATACTACAAAAAGTGTTGGTATTGGAACTACTTCTGCTGATCCAAATTATCGTCTTCTTGTTGATGGTGATGTAAAAATCACAGGTAATATTTCTGTTGCAGGAACAGTTACTTATGATGATGTAACAAATATAGACAGTATTGGTATTATTACTACAAGAGAAGATGTAATTGTCCAGAGAAATCTTTTTGTATCTGGAATTACAACTCTTGGAGCATCAAATGGTATTGGAACTGTTTATGTTGGTCTTGGTAGCACTGCACTTTATGTTGATGGTGATGCAAGAATCACTGGCATTTTAACAGTTGGTCGCTCATCAGTTACAATTGATGGTGATAATAATACCATCACTGCTGGAGATATTCTGATTACAGGATCTTCAATTACGATTGGTGATAATGTAACGATCAATGCAGGTGCGACTGGTATTAACTCTGCACCAAATGTTCTTTATGTTGCAAAAGATGGTAATGATGCAAATAATGGTACTTCTATTGATAATGCAAAATTAACAATTGCTGGTGCTGTTGCCATTGCACAATCAGGAACAACAATTAAAGTTCTTTCTGGAACGTATAATGAAAATAATCCTATTGAAGTTCCATCGTTTGTTTCAATTGTTGGTGATAGTTTAAAGACAGTAACTGTAGTTCCAAATAATTCAACAGAAGATATCTTCCATGTTAATAAAGGAACATATCTATCAAATATGACTTTTACAGGTCATACTTCACCAGCAGCCGCAGTTGCATTTCCACCAACTATTGCAGAAAATACTGGTGGTGGATCTTGGGAGAGTCCTTATGTTCAGAACTGTACCAGCAATACAACAACTGGAACTGGTATGAGAATTGATGGATCTCTTGCAGAAGGTCTAAAGTCAATGGTTGTGGATAGTTATACACAATACAATCAAGGTGGGGTTGGCATTGCAATCACAAACAATGGTTATGCACAATTAGTTTCAGTATTTACTATATGCTGTAATGAAGGAATTACTGCATATAAAGGTGGACAATGTTCACTTACAAACAGTAACACTGATTTTGGAACATATGGTCTAATTGCAGATGGTGTAAGTGATCTACAGTTTGTTGGTACTGCCTCAAGTGCAACAGTTGCAACTGATACAGTAACAGTTGCAGTTACAACTACCACAAGACCATATGAAGGTCAGGTAATGTATTTTGATACCTTATATCAATCGATAGAAACAATAACAATTACAAATAATGGAAGTGGGTATACGGTTGCTCCAACAGTTTCTATTTCAGCACCAGCAGGTCCTAATGGAATTGCAGCAACTGCTTTTGCTTCCATTGAAAATGGAAGTGTTACTGAAATCACTATAATTGGAGGAGGAACTCAGTATACAGAAGCTCCTACAATTACAATTTCTGCACCTGATAGTGGGACGACTGCAACAGCGACAGCAAACATGACGCCGATTTACTATACAATAAATAGTTCGACACCGATTGTTTCTGGAATAACTACAGTTACTCTTGAAGAAAATTTAAATAACACAGTATCAACTGGATCTACTGCTTATTTTTACCAAGTAAGTAAAATTACTTCTAGTTCTCATACATTTGAATATGTTGGAGCAGGAAATACTATTTCTTTAGCAACTCCATCAAGAGGTGGAGTTCCAATTCCCGGAAATGAAATTATTGAGAGGAATGGTGGAAGAGTTGTATATACGAGCACTGATCAGTCAGGTAATTTCAAAATTGGTAACGACATTACAATTAACCAAAATACTGGTACAATTAGTGGTAGAGCATTCACAAGAAGTTTGTTTAATCAAATGACACCTTTCATCCTTGCACTAAGTTAATCAAATGGCACAACTACCGATTAATACATTTAAGACTGTTACTTACGAAATTACAAACTCAACTGAAACAGTTTATACTGCACCAACTGGAATTACTTCTATTGTTCTTTATGCACATGTGACAAATGTAACTACAGATGTCACAACATATACAATGCATCACAAAAGAAGCACTGTATCAACTGAAATTGCAAATAGTGTAATTGTACCTCCAAATGATGCACATATTCCTCTCGATGGAAAATTAGTTCTTGAAACTGGAGATCAGGTTACAATATCAGCAAGTGCAAATAGCTCTCTCAAATTGATTCTGAGTATATTGGAGACAGCAAATGCCTAAACTTATATCACAAAAAAACTTTACAAGTATTGAAACATATTATGAAGAGACAAATTCAACATCAGAAGCAGTTGTTGATGTTTTCTCCAAAAATAGATTCAGATCTGTAAAATACCAAATTCAAGTTACGAATAGTACATCACATCACACTACAGAAATTCTTTTAGTTCATGATGGTGCAATTGTTTATTTAACTGAATATGGAATAATTGTGACTGATGAAAATCTAGCAACATTTAGTTCCAGCATCGTTGGAAATAACGTAAGATTATTAGCAACTCCCGCTCTAGGAACAACAACAAAGTTTAAAATTATAAGAACAGGAATTAATACTTAAGACACTCCATAAACTGTCCACTGAACCTCACAGATCACTCTGTGAGGTTTTATAGTATCTACATAACGACCAAAACAAAATGAGGTACTCCAACCTAGACCGACTGATTTTTGTTGGATCTTTTGTATGGACTCTACACTGGGCATCAAAAGTATCTGAAGTTGTCCTCAAATCTTTGTTCTGATGTACTGCCTTGATATTACAG